GGCCTGGCCCAGGCCGCGCGCCACGCGATCATTCAGCCGCGCCGCGTCCATCACACCACCAGCGTGATGCCGGGATCGGCGAAGGCGGGGCCGGGCGGCAGGCCAAGGAAGCTGCACAGCCGGCGCCGCCGTTCATCGAGCAGGGCGAAGCGGTCGCGCACCTCATCGGCATTGCGGGTCCAGACCGCGGCCTGATCCGTGTCGAGATTCTGGCCCGCCTGCGGCACGGCCGCCTCAAGCCCGCGCAGCGTGCCTAGATAGGTACGGCAGACCGCTTCCTCGGCGCAGGAGAGGTTGTTCAGGCGGTATTCCAGCAGCCCATAGGCCTGGAAGAAGCGCCAGCCCTGGAAGCCGCTGGCGCCCGCCCCATAGGCCGGATAGCCGCAGAACCGCCGGATATCGGTCTTCTCGGCATCGGTGAAGGCCATGACGGGATCCTCAATAAACGGAGCCGGCACCGCGGGTGAGGAAGACCGGCCCGGTGCCGGTTTCCAGAATAACCGCGGCGGCGGCGACGGTGGCGCCGATGCCGAGCAGCACGCGGCTGGCCGCGGGCACCGGCAGGTCGGCCGTGGTGGCGGTCAGCGCGGTGGTCGCGCCGAGGCGGAGGAAGGCCGTACTGCTGCTGGCATTGAAGACGAGCAGGGACGGCCCGGAGCCTGCGATGGCCACCGCCAGGCTGGCGGTGCCGGCGGTCAGGCTGACGGTCGCCTCAGGGTTGAAGGCGGCGATGCTGCCGCTGGCCATGGCGGCTACCCCGCATGCTCGACCATCACCGCGCGCTTGAAGGCGGCGTTGGTCGCGGTGGGAATGGTGAGCGGCGTCGTCGTGGTATCCGAGGGTGCGCAGAAGCCGCCGATCCAATACCAGCTTTGAGCGATGATCTGTTGCAGCCGGTCGATCGGCTCGCGCGTCACCATGGCGACCGAGTCCACGATGGTGACGATGGAGTCCTTCGGCGCCACGTCATCCGCGCCGATCCCGGCGAAGTCGCCCTCGATGAGCGCACCCTGGCCGCAGATGATCGGCCGGCGGACATTGAGCCCGGCGATGGTCGGATGCGTCTGGACGAAGGCCTCGGTCGTCGGGATGAAGCGCAGTCCGAGGAAGTCGTTGACCATGCCGTCATGGAACACGGCGTTGCTGGAAGTGGCACCGGTGAACAGGGTCTTGAAGTCGGGGTCGGCGAAAAGCTGCCGGGCCGAGACGGGATCGAGATAGCAGTTATAGACGCCGTCGATCTCCGGCACCGCGTTCTTGCGCAAGGTGGCGACCGCATCGAGCAGATTGCCCATGGTCAGCGTGTCGTTGGCCTGGATCAGCGCGGTGTTCAGGCGCCCGGCCGGGCGCAGGATGGCGCTTGCCGTCGCGGCCTGCACCGTGCTGTTCACGGCGCCGTCGGCGGTGCTGACATTGCCGCTGAAGGTGAGCGTGCCGGGAACGCCGTTCGGCGCAGTCGAGGTGCCGGTGGTATCGGCCGTCGCGCCGACGAGGGTGTAGATGTCCGACCCGACCGTGACCGCCAGCGGATTGCTGGCCGAGACGGAGGTTTGCACGCCATTGACGAAGACGCTCTGGAAGCCGCGGATATCGTCGACCGCGATGGTCGGGCCGGCGCTGGTGAGCGCGGTGACGACACGCGTATTGCCGCCGAAATAGGCGTTGAAGAGCGCGTTCCGCGAGAGTTCGTCGAGGCTGCGGGCCGCCTGCTCGCCATTGGTATAGGCATTCTGCAGGAACTGGCTGGCGATGCCGACACGGCTCGTCACCATGTTGAGGTCGGCCGTTGCCGCATAGAAGTTCAGCGTCAGCGTATATTGCTCAACACCCCAGCTCGTGGGCGTCAGGCCATTGTCGAGATTGGTGTTGAGGGCCGGGGCCAAGGGCGTGGTGACGCTGGGCTTGAGCCCGGCGCGGGTTTTCGTCAGCGTCTCGCCGATGCCGACGGCGATGTCCTCGCGGTCGGCGACGGCGCGGTAGCCGAGGCGCGAGCGCAGGGCTTGCTGGAACTCGCGCTCCAGGAAGCCTTGCTGGATGATCGGCTGCAAGGCCGGGGGAAAATTCTGGATGCCCATCGCGATCCTCTTGGGGGTTTGGTGTTGGGGGCGGCGTTACAGGCGGCGAACCAGCGCCGCGCGGGCCAGGCGGTATTCGTCCTGTGTCATCTCGGTCGCCTGTTTGGCGCGCGGCGGCTGAGACGGCGGTGGCACCGCGGTCGTCGTGCTTGATTGCGCACCGAAGAGCCAGGGCTTGCTGCGGCGGAAGTGATCCATCAGGGCAGCGATGCCGGCCACTTCGCCGTGTTCGCCGACCGTGAGCGTAGAGGTATCGAGCAGCTTCAGCCCGTCGAGATCGACCATGCCGGCGCGCACGGCTTCGGCTTTCACCTCGGACATCAGCAGATTGGCGCGCGCCTGTTCCGCGAGGGATCGGACCTGCTGTTCAAGTTCCGCCGCGCGGGCGCGCAGCGTTTCGACGGTCTCGGTCTCAGGCGGCGGGGTATCGGGATTCGTCATTCATGTGCTCCTTTGCAATCCGGTCCAGCTCGGCCGCCACATCTTCGATGCCGTATTGGTCGGCGATGGCGCGGATGGCGGTTTGGCGGCTGATCTGCCCGGCTTTCGCGAGGGTGGAGAGAGTCTGGGCTTCCGCGAGTTGGTCGGCCGCACTTGGCGGATACCAGCCCGGCCAGTCGAGGGAGAGACGGGTGCCGGGTTCGAGCTTCGGCGCCGGGCGGCCGAGCACGGTGAGCGGATAGCGTTCCGCCGCCGCCATGATCATGCGCACCAGCGCCAGCAAGCCATTGTCGCCATAGGAGATGCGGAGGTTATCGGCGAGCCAGATGAGTCCTTGGTTCATCAATTCCAGCGCGCGCCCGGATTGCGCGGCGGCGATGCGGTCGGCCGAGGAACGGTTGCCATGCACGCTTTCGAGCGCCAGTTCGCGCAGCACGCGGACATAGTCGATCACCGCATTGGCGGCCGTGCCGCCGATCTCCAGCAGCCGGGCGTCGCCATCCTTGCTGACGACGAGCGCATTGCCCGCACCTTTGATGATCTCGCGATCCGTCGTCGCGGGTTCCTTGATGAGCAGCGTCGGATCGGAACTGTAGGTGAGGCCGCGGCCCGCCTGGGAGAGCTGGTAGTCGATCTCGATGCTGGTCTCGACGGCCGCGCGGAAGGTGCAGGCGCCGTCGATGCTGTCACCGCCCGGCAGGTTGCGGATCCAGACGATGGGGACGAAGCCCAGACCGTGGCGCATCGTGCGGGCGGTATCGATCTCCGGGCCGCCGATCGGCGCGATGCCGACGGGCCATGGCAGGAACCAGGTGTCCGTCTCGGCATCCCACCGCCGCATGAACCAGTAGTCGATGGAGGGTTCGGCGATCTCGTAACCTTGGGCGGCCAGCAATGCGCCGCGCACCTTGTATTGTTCGGTCACGCTCTCCAGCGTATCCGGCGCGTCGGCGCGCCAGACGGGCGTCAGGAACAGGCTGTCGATGGCGGAGACATAGACGCGGCCTTTCAGGATGCGGAGCAGAAGCGCTACGGAGCCGACCGAGCCGCGAAGGGCGGCATCGATCATGACGGCGTTGAGGCCCGCATCGCGCACGAGGTCGGCGAGGAAGCTGCGCAGTTCGAGATCGGCACAGACGATGGCGGGGAAATGGCCTTCGCTGAAGAGCAGGGCGACGCTGTCCTCCACCACGGTGCGGCAGAGCGCGTAGCGGATCGAGGGGCGGCGCTGGCGGATGGGGATGTATTCGCCGCCGGCGCCGCGCTCCTCGTGGAATTGGTACGGAAGCACGTCGTAGATGGTGCCGTTGAGGACGCGGCGGAGGACGTCGAGCGTGCCGACGCGCGCGGGATAGTCGGGGTCGCGCGGAATGAGCGCGCAGATCGCGTCGAACATCGTTCTGTTTTCCGGGAAAGGCGCGATGGAGACGCGCGGTCCAGCCGGTCAGCGTGAAGCGCTGCCGCAGGACCCTGGTTGTCTAATTTCTATTGATATCGTAACAAAGGCGGGCCGCCCCGGCGGCCCGAGAGTGATCCCGGACCGCCCATCATGTGGCGGCTGAACGGAGGGGTTACTCTGACGAATGAGACTTATCGTGCGGTCATGATCGCGCTGACGATTACGCACATCGTCATTTCGATCATCAAGCTGCACGGCTAGGCTGGGGGGCCGCCGCGGGCACGGCGGCTCTTTTGCAGGGATGGAGAGGTTCTGACGAACAACTGACCTCCACCAATTTAGCGCCCGGCACACCGCCTTGCCAGCCGGAATTGTGGCGGAAGGCAGGCTGGAGCGAGCCAAAGCATGGCTGTCAGCGGCTGAGCAACGGAACATGCAGCCGCCGGGCGGGGACCGCGGGCGAGACCAGGCTCATGAAGGCGCGCGACAGCGCATCCACCTGGTCATCCTTGCGGCCATGCGGAAAGTCCCGCAGCTCTTCCAGGAAGGCTCGGTTCCACTGCGCGCGCAGCAGCCGCAGATTGCCGGCCTCGACCTGCGCCGCCACGGGGCTGGCGCGGGTCAGCTTCGCACCCGTCTCGGGCGAGGACCGCACGGTGAAACCCGCCAGCCGGCGCGCCAGATAGGCCGTCTGCGCCTGCCCGGCCTGACCCGGATCCTGCGGCAAAGCCACCGGCACGGCGGCGCCGTCCTGCTGCGCCGTCGCCAGGATCGCCGCCTCCACCTCGCCGGGCGAGCCGCGCAGACGCAGGATGTCGGTCACGACGAAACGGTCCGCCGCATCGCGCTCCAGCCGCAGCCCTACGGTCCAGTCGGGGTCCTTGCCCGGCGCGGGCAGCGCCGCGGCCAGATCCCAGGCCCGTATAGCGACGCTCTCGAAAGGCGCGGTCTCGCAGAGTTCGATCCGCTCGGGCATGAACAGCCCGCCCGAAGGCGGCCGCGGGTCCTGCTGGAACAGGGCGGCGAAGGCGCGCTCGCCCATCGCCGCGCGCTTGCGGATCAGGGCTGCCGCGTCTTCCCAGTCGGGCCACAGCGCCTCGCCGTCCGCGCGGCCCATCGGGTCGGGCGGGACCGCCAGAGCAGGCAATCGGAGCACCGACCAGCCGGGTTCCATGTCGAGGATGCGGCCGCCGAGATCATCCTGGTGCCAGCGTGTCATCACCAGCACCACACGCCCCCGCGGCTTCAGCCGGGGCAGCAGATCGGAGCGGTACCATTCCCAGGCGTGCTCGCGGCTTATCGGCGAATCCGCTTCAGCCCAGGACTTCACCGGATCGTCGATGATCGCGAGGTCGGCGCGCCGGCCGGTGATCGGGCCGCGTATGCCGGCGCTGAAATATTCGCCGCCCTGGTTGGTGCGCCAGCGATGGGCGGCGCGCTCGTCATTCGCCAGCCTGTAGTCCAGAACGGTGCCGTATTCCTGCACCAGGCTGCGGATGCGGCGGCCGAAATGGCTCGCCAGGCTGTCGGTATGACAGGCCATGATGAGCGCCGCGCGCGGATGCCGCGCCAGATACCAGGCGGGGAACAAGATCGAGACATAAGTGGATTTCGCCGAGCCCGGCGGCATCAGCACCATCAGCCTGTCGCTCTCGCCGCGGCTGACGGCATCAAGCTCCGCCATCAGCCGGCGGTGATGCGCCGCCGGAGTCTGCCCGATGTGATCGAGGACGAACTCGGCCCATTCGACGAGGCCGAGATCCATGAGCAGATCCGTATCCCTTAGATGGTCATTCGGAAAAAGAGTTTTTGCTTCTTTTGGCAAAAAAGAAGCGCTGTTCTTTTGTGAAAAAAGAACCAAAAACGTCTGTAATTTTCTGATGCCGCGTCAGCGACACATCAAGGCATCATATAAATTTATATACGGATTTCTGGGGCGTTTGTCTAGAAAAATTTACGATTTCGAAATTAATTATGCGGCTCGAATCTCTTCGGCGATTCCAAACCGGCTCATATAGCCGGCGAAGAACCCGCGTTCGCGCCGCGCGTCCAGCCCATGATCGGAAAAGCGATAGACGTTGCGCGCGTAGCCGCCGCGCTGCTGGCGATTCATCTCGGCCGTGATCCCGCGCACCGCGTCATCACCCAATGTCATTCCGAAATGCGCATAGAGCCGCGTGATGACGCCGAGCGGATTCTCCGTCAGGTCGCGATAGTGGATGTGGCAGATCGCTTCGCCACGGCCGCCCGCTGCCCCGGCCTCGTTCGAATCGGCGGCCCGCATCATGGCGCCGACCCCTTGGTGCCAGCGGCTCGTGACCTGCGCGCCGATCTCCGAGCGGTCCTGGCCCCGGGTGAAGGGCTGCCGCAGAATTTCCGTGAGCTTCGCAACCGAGGGCAGTACCTTTAGAGGGTCCCGATGCAGGAAGACGATCCGGGCATCGGGATAGACGCTGCGCAATGCATCGAGCGCAAAGACATGGTCGGGGCATTTCAGCACCCATTGCACGCCCGCGGGGTCGTCGCCGGCCTGGTGCTGCAGATGCTGCAGGAAGCGCTTGTGGAAACGGTAGGCGAGGGCGTGGCCGTGCGCGTCCTGCCAGGCCAGATAGCTCGGGATGCGGAAGGTCGTGTCGAAGCGCAGGGATTGGAACACCTGAGCGGTGATTTCCGTGCATTCCTGCGGCATCCGCGCGGTCAGGGGATGCACGTCGCGAAACCCCGGCGCCATGCGGGCGAAGGTGCGCAGCTCACGCTCCGTCTGCTCCACCCGGCGGTCGCGCCCGCGCTCGGGCGGGTAGGGGGCCATGGTCTGAAAGCAACTCGGGCTGCGCATCATGGGGTCGCAATCCAGCAGCCGGTGCAGGAAGGTGGTGCCGCTCCGCGGCAGGCCGGTGATGATCAGCGGGCGGCGGATGGGCGTCTCGGCGATGCCCGGCATCCGCTCCTCCTCGCGCCGCATGCGCAGCAGGTTCCGCATGCAGCGGATCGCGTCCCAGCGGACGGCTAGGCGCCCGACCAGGGAGAGGTTGGCCTCAGCCTCCAGCGCGGCAAGCAGGATCAGCAGGCCCTCGGCAAACTGCCGCGGGCCAAACTCCGGCCCGAAGGCATCGGGCTCGGCGCCCGACAGCGCATCCCGGATGAGCGCCTCTGCCTCGAAGGGCCGCCTGCCCAGGCCGGTGAACCGGGAAATCCGGTCGGCGAAATGGAGGGCGGAGGTAGCGACGGTCACGGCGGACAGGTTTCCTTCGGCAGGCCCTTGCTGGTACCGGCAGGGCGGAATCCGGTCAAGCGAGCGGCCCGATCCGGCGGGCTCGTCCGCGGCATCGCCGCCATGCGGGCCATTCGTTCCGCCTGTGTCGCCTGTTCCTCGGCGGCCAGGCGGCGCAGCGCGAAGATGATGATGCGGATGCCTTCGGCGTGCCAGCGCTGAATGGCCTTGTGGTCCGCGCGCAGAAGTTCGCCAAGGCGGCGCCAGGAATAGAGATGCCGCCCGCTGATCGGGTGGACCAAGGCGCGGCACCCGACGATTCGCCGCAGAAGGTAGCGGTCCTGCGGAATCAGCGTGAGGTAGCCCATGGCCCGGTCCATGCGGCTGATACGGGCGGCGGAGGGCATGGCGGGCCGCACTTCGGCCGCCGACCAGCCATAGGCCTCGGCCGCCTCCCTGAGGATGGGGAGCGCCGAGGTCTTGAGGCCGGGGGAGAAGCCCGACGGCGGCAATGACAAGAGGGTGGCGCCCGCCTCCTCCAGCACGGCGATCAGCCCCTCATATTCCGGCGGGCAAGCGCGCGCCGCGCGCGCGCGCGGCGGCCTGGACGCAGGCGTTCTGGAAGCGCACATGCTGATCGGACTCCTTGGTTCGCGTGAAACTGCGGCAGGCTCAGGGG